TTGAATAATTTGTTATTGGTAAGGGTTGTGGGGGGGGTAGGGGGAAGGGAACTCCAAAGTGAACAAAGCTACTGCATTTGTGAACCTGTTCCCTTAATCCCCCTTGTATGGTGGTTTGATTCCTAACAAGTTCTTATATGTAGTTAGTCACCCCCAACGCCCTCAAGGGCTCTTTGTCCGCTTAATTTGTTTGCTACGCTTCACAAATACGCTCCCAAAAGATGAATTTATTTACTCGTTATCGTTCAGCCTTGTCATATCAACATCTCACAGGTTTTTAAGTCTAAAAGTACCATTCAAACTATGTCTAAATCACCTATTCATGCCATTCTTACGAAGAGATACTTCACAACCTCTATATTATATATACAATAGAGAAAGTGAGTTGAGAATCCTTGTATCCATTGGTATTACTTGCATTAGGTCATATTTGAATAATTTATTTATGTTTAATTAACCAATTAACCATTCTATTACCTAATTTTCCTCCTGCCTTTGCTTGGGACTGAGTTATTTTTCTTATTCCTACACGATTTTTAAAAACTTCATCATTCCAAATCTTAGTCCAATTGTTACTTTTAATATTTAACTCTTCCATAACTTCACTTGATTTTACTTTAGTCCATACCCAATCATTATCTATAAGCCTATCATCTATATAATCAAGTATTTTATCTGCATTTGTTTGTTTTCCTTTATCAGCATTAATTAAGTTTTTATTTTTTCTATTTATTCCTTTTAATTGCTCTCTTACAATCATTAATACACTTATGTTGCTAGTGAATATATCAAATATACCTTGTGGTTGCCTATTTCTAGCAATTCTTTTTATTCCTTGATACATTGAACTTGCCATATCTGTTATCATGAGGTTATACAAATATTCATTATCAAAACCCCATTCAGTTTTACTATTTTTACTATTCTTAAATACAAATTTGCTAGTGGATGTCCTCAATTCTTCATCTGGTAAATTTATATCTGAAAAATATTCATGTAAAAATACATAGTATGCAGTTGGTAGTCTATAAGTATGAATGTAACAACACACTTCAAATTCTCCCCAATCATTTTTACCTCTCATAGCTTCAAAATTTGAATATTCAAAGTTAGGATAATTTAGTAAATATTCCTCTTTTTCTGCTAATTGCTTACATTCTATCTTTTTAGTTAGTATCAAAGTCTTTTTATCAGAATAATTTGCCTTTAAGTATTTGGTCATATTTTTTCTAAAATCTTCATTTTTATTTTTACTAGATGTTGTTGTGTTCATATTATGAAATATCAACTTAGAATTTATATGGTCTATTTCCCTTTCACAATTTACAACCTTAAATAAATCATTTTGATACATTGTATTGAAACTTGCTGATGCATCTAACCAAATATTATTATTAAGCATTAAGTAATTGAATGTGTAATCATAAGCATATATATATCTCTTTGGTTTTATCAATGCGATATTATCATCAATACAATTATAAGTTAATATTATTCCATTGATTAAATCATATAGATTACTCTTGGAATACTCCTTTTTACCACTTGCAATCATATCATCAAAGTTTTTATTTTTTATATTTGAAATTCCATCAAATAATTCTTGATAAAGTGTTTCAATTTCTTTTCTGTTATAGTCACATTCAACTCTATGTAATTGGTCTTCTAATCCATAATCCTGCTTTAATAAGTTGAGTAAAGGATTCATTAATTTATAAAGTTTCTCAGCTAATATATTTTCAGTAAAACTTTCTAATACATTTATCCAATCAGTATTTGCTTGAGAAAAACTAAATAAAGTTTCTTTGACTGGATTTATTTCTTCATCTATTATTAATGTTTTGTATTTTTTAAATATATCCCTATAATCTTCATGCTGTTTTTTCTTAGGATTGCACAATTTCATATACATTGCGTGAGTTAAAATTAACACATTATGCTTTGCACATTCAAAAAAATTACTTGAACAATTATCATCTTTTATACTTTTATCTGGTGTATAAAATAAAGCAACTTTTTCATCAAAATCTTTGTTTATTTCCTCGGCTACTCTCAACCCTTCATCAATAAACTTAGTTACAAAAATGAATCTTTTATGTTTTTTTATAAATGGATTATCTTTAACAAATATGTAATCATCTCTTATAGCTTGTACTGTAGTGAACGTCTTCCCTCCGCTAGTTTCAATTGAATATGTACGAAAAAAAGTTTTATTTTTTCCAGATATAATCTCTTTTTGTAAATCTTCTAAACATTCTTGTAAACTTAACTCATTTTTATCATCATTCACTTTCGTTTCAATTTGTTTACTCATTCTTGCTTGTTTTCCTCCTATTTATTATTGTTCTTCACATCGAAAACCAATTTCATTATTTCTTTAAATCTATCTGTATTCCTAAAGCTATATAATTTTTTACCTTCTCTATTTTTTCTAGTATCATCATATGTATAAAAGTCCTCACCTAACATATAAGATAATGTTATTGCTAGATTCTTATTTTCAATTGCATAATATTCTTTGTTCATTTATTATTAATCCTCCTTAAAGTGATTCATCTAAAAATTTTGTTAGTTTATCTATAACATAAACTGGAATCTTTCTTTTATGAGATACAAACTTTGAAACTAAACTCCTACTTATTCCAATCTTTTCAGCTATGAATGAATATGGAGTTCCCTTGGTTTGTTTTAATTTTATTATTCTTTCTCTTAAATCCTCTTGCATTTTTCCCACTCCTTTATATATAGTTGGTATTACTATTTTTTATAGTTTTGTCAACAATTCGTGACAGTTATTAATACCATATACGCTATTATCGTGAATACGCAAAGCTAGTAATACCAACGTTTTAGAGCGTTTTTACATATTCCATTTTAGGGGTAATTTTACCAATTTATGCTACTTTATTTTCTCTTATCTGTTTCTTAATTATTTCTGCTAGTTCTCCCAAATCATCATGTGTAGGAATTACAACAATCTTTCCAGTTTCAGCATATTTATAAATACGATGATCTGTTGCTCCTTGCCTACAAAATTCATAACCTTGTTCAACTGCATATTTACACATATCTTTATAATTAAATATTTTAGAATGTTTTTGACGTTGCTTTTTCATTTGTTCAGCTTCTCTAAGTGCTTCCTTTGCTTCTTTGGTTAATCTCTTATTCAAAATTCTAAACATCGTTTGTAAATCGTCCCGAATATATCTGAAAATATTATCACCTTCAAGTAATTCATCATATCCGAAGCTAGTTGCCATATTAGCCATTTTATGTTTAAAATCTAGTGACTTTTTAGTAAGTAACATTCTATCTGTACTATTTATCACATGAAAAGCTGATGCTCTTAAAACTCTTTCACTCAATTCTCTAATTTTTAAACCAGTCTGAAAGAAATTATCTTTTACTTTTTCAATATTTTTAAAATATTCATCTTCTAGTGGCTCAAATTTATCCATAATTTTATTTATAATATCAATTCCTTCATTTACTTCAATATCAATAATATCTATATTGTTTAATTGATGTTGAATCTGATATGCTTGTACATATAAATCATTTATTAAGTCTTCTTTAACTTTTATGTGTTCACATATATGATCTAAAGCTTTTTCCTCACATTCATGACTAACTTCTTCGTATTCAACTTGCCATGATTTTTCCAATCTCTTTTCCAATATTAATTTTGCTAATTTTTCTTTTTTCATGGTAATTTATCTCCTTTATAATTTAAATTTGTTAGGTGCACATCGGTACACCCGAATGTGCCACCATTTCGCCACACTTAAAAAGGCATATCCCCTTCTTTTAATGGTTTGATTTCTTTTTTTAATTCATACTCTTTAAATCCATCTATTGAGTAATCATATATTTTGAATTTATTGGTATCTCTTATAAACTCAATGACTATCATTCCTTCATTCATCATATCTATTGATACTTCTTTATTGCATTTATGGTTTATAGTTGATGTTACAAATTCTACAGTATCTAAATAACATACTTTAATATCATCTAGGTACAGTATGTAATATCCTGAACATTTATTAAGTTCCACTTTAACTCTTGAAATAAATTCTGATGGAATACTTTCTATAAGATCATACAGAACTGCATACTTAGGAATTTTAATCCTGTTTAATCTAGTAATTGCAATATCATCAATTACCTTGTTTAATACTTCTTGGTCATTTAAAATTTTTTCTTTCTTCATTTTTATCTCTCCATTTCATTTTTTATTTTTAGGCTTATAAACCTATATATAGCCACCATTTAAAGATGGCTATAAGTTGATTTATACACACAAAAGCAAAATTTTAATAAAATAACTGTTGACAATTTCTCAAATAAGTAGTAGAATAATGACTATAGAGAAAGGCAGTTATTAAGTGCAGACCTCACCAATTTCTGCTAAATGAAATTAATTTCAAAAAACATACTACAGGGTCAAAAAAAACAATATTCTATTTTATATAGGTTTACCAGACCTATTATTTAATACCAAAACTTACTAAAGAATTTAAAACGAAAAATATATATGAATGTTGTCTGAGAGATATTACCAGTATCTGCTTGGACAATTTTTCGTTGCCTAAATTAATAGTTAAATTAATAATACTACTTCCTACCATTAATGTCAACACCTAATTTCCTATAATCTCAAAGCTAAGAATTTGTTACCATTTTTGAGTTCAAATAACATTGCATTTTCAAAATTACACCATTTTGCGTTCAAAAATTGTTCTTCTAAATCTTCATAATCTGCATAACCAGTTATTTCAAAAAGTTTGTTCCATATCTCATCTTCATCTAATCCATATAATACGCTACCATCTTCAAAACATTCTGCACCTTTTCTGTAATTTTCTAATGAACAAAATCCCATATCATTATCTTCTTGAATTTCATTTACTATAAATGAAGTAAGATCGCACCATCTATGACCTATTCTTTTAATTGCTCCTACACTCATAACAACTTCCATATCCATTTTATTAACTTTTAATTCCATAATATAATCCCCCTTATATTAATACTTCTATATTTGATTTTATCCATTCTGGATTAATACCTCTAGCAATTAAGCTATTAATTGAATCATTAATTCTTCCAATTTGCTCTAAATTAGCTTCATGTCCATTTTCATTAAGCACCTTAATAATTATTGAGTAAAGATTCAAACTCATGTTAATCCCTCCTATTATGCCACCTTTGGAAATTTGTAATCTTTCTTAGCATTTTCATACGCATCTGCTAATTCTTCTTGCCAATCTTCATCAATTGAAGTTGGTAAACTTTCTACGATTTGATTTCTCATTCTGTAAAGTTCCATTATTAGGTTATCAATTTGATCTAGTGATAAATTTAATTCTTCCATTATTTTTTCTCCTTCTTATAATTATTCCAAATTAGGTTCAAACCGTTGTACTTACTAGGTTTATCCTTACTTGTTAATCTAATTATAATACTAAATGAGTTAGTTGTCAACGCTTTTCGTGAGTTTTTATCATAAATATAAAATTTTTTTATATAATAGTTAGTTACTATTTATTATAGTTTAAATATATTTTTTTTCGGTTGACTTTCACGAAAAAATGATTTATAATGAACTTACATTAAACAAATTAAAAATATTAAAGGTGGTCATTATAATGTTAGAAATGAAATTGCATATAATTCTCGCAACAAAGCGAATGAATAAAACTCAATTAAGTGAATTATCTGGAATAAGGTTAAGCACTTTGTCTGGATATTGTAATAATACATATAAGCATATTGTGAAAGAGCATATTATAAAAATTATGGAAATACTTGAATTAACAGATATAAGTGAATTAATAGAATATATACCAAACAATAAAAAAAATTAGTTTAAAACAGTATCGACATTAAGGTACTGTTTTTTTCTTTGCAGCTTAAAATAAAAATAAGACTATTACAAACAAATTATAATAGTCTTTCAGATAATCAAACCTAATTTTTAGGTAATTTAGCTATAAACTTAGCATACTGATTTCCGTAATTTATTATATTTAATGAAGTATGTGGCTTTAACGCTAGTCCTTCCTCAACGGTAAAAGGTTTTAATTCCTCCTTCAGCATTTCTAAATTCTCTTTCTCAGTACCGGCAATTAATATATAACTTACACCACTACTCTTTAATGATCCTAATAGGTCTTTGAGTTGTTTTAAGTAATGACAAGTCAGCATTAATCCTAAACGGTGTCTTCTAAATTCGGTAACGTGATTACTTAGGAATCTAGCTGTAGTTGGTACTTGATGCACTTCATCAAAAATAACGTTACAAAGTCTAGCATCTTTATTATTTTTCCTCATTTGAACTGTAAGCCAAATCCTAGATATAAAGAATGTTGTTAATATATCTCTAATCATCATATTCGGAAATAAATATTGTGGAATTTCTATAAATACACTTTTTCCTTCATTTATATAGTTGGTGAAATCCTGAGATTCATCTATATCAGCTTTTAACATAGCCTTTAAATATGGATTCTTTTGTAATAATGTAATTCTGTTTAAAATGCCTACTATGAAACTTTCTCTTGTTCCAATTATTTTTCCTGTCTTATCTCTCTCATGTAATTCATCTAGATCAAAAAATATATCATCATCTTCATCAAAACATTTGCTATATTTAGCGTATCTTATAGCTTCATTTCTTATATCCCATCTTCTTAGAACGGTGAACACATCGTTAATCTTTGACATTGGCTTAATAAAAGTAACCATACATGCTGAATGTAAATATCGAAGCATAGGTGCTGTCAAATCTCCTGTAGTTGTATCAGTAACAGCATTAATTAAATATTCTACTTGCTCTGCTAGTAAATTTGCCAATCTAACTCTTTCCCAACCGTCCATATCTTCATTTATTAATTTTGAAACTTCATTATAAGCTAGAGATGGAATAAACCCCTTTTCTCCTAGTGAAATTATTACTTTTTCATCATCTGGAATAACTTCAGCAACTTTTCTAGCTGTCTCACAACTCTCTATAAAATCTATAATAAAATTGCTGTATTTTGCCATGTGACATTCTTTTACGGTTCTTATTAGTGCTGTTGTCTTCCCTGCGTTTTGGCAACCTACAAATATCTTAGCAAGTGACATTATATCTTTATCTTTGCTCCAAGTAGCTGTTAATTGTCTTCCTAATAATTCAGCTATTCCAATCCTAACGTCACCATTTAATAGTTCTTTAGGTATTTTCATTTCTCTACTATCAATACTTTCTATGTTATATTGTTGTTGTAGGTCTTTCTGAGGTAGTTGTATCAATTTTGCAACCTCTTTATCGGAAAGTGTACATTTGTTCAAAGTACGAACATTGAAATTCATGACTTGATTAAATAATGTAGTTTGTTCCTGTTTGCTTAACAATCTGCTTACTAATTCATTATCTCCATTCAAATCTCTATAGTTATTTGCAACTGCTAACATATTTAATTTTGATCTATTCTTATCTATGCTTTCAGATAGTATTGTAATATGTGTTTTAAATACCTCGGAAGTCATTTTATAAGTTGATTGTGAAGTTAATCCAACATACTTATTTTGTTGTTGCATAGCATCCAAGCTATCTATTTTTAATTCAAACTTAGGTAATTCTTCCTCTTTTTTGTCTGGCATTATTATACCAAATATGCTTTCAAATATTAACAACTTATAATCTATATAAAGATTCAATCCTGCTTCAGCACCTTGAAATCCAAGTTTCATTATCTTCTCTTTTGTACTCATAGAATTATCAACTGCTTTTCCTCTTTTATATGCTTTAAATTCATCCTTAGCAACACTTACCCAATTGTTTCTATTAACAGCTTCAATCGCTATATTAATTCTAACTTGTTCCCCTTCTTTAAGTAGTTTAGTAATTCCTATCATGTTGGTTAAAGGGTATAAATTTCCCTTATCAGTATTCAAGCTTTTAAAATTATAGTCCCTTAATACTAATTCGCTAACTTCAGTATGTTTCGGATTGAAAGAATTTACATTTGTTATAGGAGTTTTGTTAATATCGCATTTATTCCAAATTGTTTTCATTTTCCCTATGATTAAATCAGAATAATCTTCATGAACTGTAAAATAAAAATTTACTCTATTGCTTCTTAGTATTATATCAAAATATGATTTTTTTGGTGGCTCTAATGTCAACTGTTTAATGTGTAATCTTTGTCTTGGAGTTGAATACATACATGATAAAGCATGAGAAATTACATCATTATCTGAGTTACTAACATCGTAATCTGGTTTTATTTTATAAGTTATCATTGGATTATGTTGGTACTGCAATATATTATCAATTAAATTGTTAGTTGGCACTAAGCTTGTACATTTCTCTTTTCTATGAAACATTCGATAAAATCACTCCTAACAAATATAATAAAATTGAGGTGCTTGTTATTTTAGTGCCTGTTTTTCTATTTCCTGCCAACATGAAATATACACCTATTAAACCTGCTATAATAAACAATCCTTCACAATTAACTATCAATGAACCAGTTTTTGCTATAATTACAGTAACTCCTTGAGCTGTAAGGTCGCTGAACTTTGTGGCTACCCACTCTATTGCTCCACCTGTTTTAGTTTCCAACCATTGCTCCATATTCAAATCCTCCTAAAACTTGATATTTTTAATTAGATTAAATATCATAGGTATCCATTGGATTCCAACGTAACCACCAACTGCACCTTTAATTACTTTCATTCCTTCATGTTCTTCTCCTGCCATTACCTTCATAAATCCTTTTATCATAAATCCATATGAAACTGGCTCTGCAAGGTCTTTAAGCACGTTTATTATAGGTTGTACACTTTCTGTAACTGTACTAGCATTAGCTATTGTAGGACTAAATCCAGTATGAATACTAACTCCAATTAGTGATGCTTTAACAATTGCTTTCTCTATATCTTGTTGAGTGACATCTATCTCCCTAACTTTTTTATTCTCTCTTACGATAAATCCAACTATTTTCATACTTATTACCTCCAATTATTTTTATATTTTTCTAATATTATTTTGAGTTGAGGTCTGCTTATCAGTATTCCAAAAATTATCCCTATCAATATTTTTAGTGCTAATTTCATATAATCTCTCCTAAATTATTAATAAATTGTAAATATTTTAGAAAAATAGACACATTTCAATAAGTCCCTGCATACACTTTAGTAAAGCGTTACGAAAGTTAAATAGCATATCTATACCTACTGCATAATACCTCTTAAAATTGGTTAAAATACTACTATCAACTTTTAAGGAGGTCTTCTTTATGCCTTGGATTATAGCTGGAATGTTATTATATTTATGGTCACAATCATAATATTTTATGTGCCTACTTAATTAAATAGTAGGCTTTTTATTTTTCATCTTTGTTTAATACTGGTAACGGAGATAGTCCCTTTAAAATATCTTTTATATGTGATGGTGGATTAGAAAATTTAATAAGTTCTCCATATAATTTTAAATCATCAATATTTTTCCTACTAAATTCCACTACAATTCGTAATCTATCCATACCATTGTCTCCTTTTCTTTACTTCTTTGTCTTATGATATATATGTATGCAATTTTAATCTAAAAGTTTCCTATTATTAAAAATAATTTATTATTAATAAACCAATTAAATAAAAAAACGACCCTCATTCTTGAGGATCATCTTCATAATAAACTATATCTGTTATTTGCTTATTTAATTTTATCGCTATTTCAAAAAGCGTATCTACTGTAAGAACTGCTTTATTATTTTCTAATTTATTATAGTAGCTTTTTTTCATTCCTAATAAATCTGCAAAATCCATTTGTTTTTTATATCCCATCTGCAACCTTATTTCTAGTAATCTATTTTTGACCATATCTCCACCTACCACTTACTTCATATTAGGTATATTCTATAAGTATGTAGTTAAATCCTTTTAGGTTAAGCTTTTGTTTTTAGTGTATTGCCAAAGGCTGAGTTATCTTCAACTCTTATTCTATTTGTTTCTTATCTAACTCTGATTATTTACTATATTTTGATTAAACTACTTGACTTTAGACTAAGGGAAGATATACTTCTTAGGGGATTTGGAAACGGCTTATTCCCTCCCTCCTAAAATCAAAAATGATTATTAATCACCTAAGATTTTAAGAAGGTGTTTTTTGAATACTTCTCTTTTTCATGTGGTATCCGTATATACACCACCAGTTCTCACGATACTGGTTATCTATTCAATAACATTACTGTTATAACTCCCTCATTCTCGCCACTATAAAGATTTTAGATACTCCCTCTGCATTACTGCAACGATACGTTATTTCCCTTGTCAATGAGTTCTTTGTCCTCTTCCATTGTGCCAACCAACAACTTCACCGAGGACGTATTTCCCTCTAACGAATATCAAATAGGCACTTATTTAGCTGTGTACGTCCATGACTATGAGTTTTTTAAATGTGTTATTCCTGTAACCACTTTGAAGTCTGCTATTTGTATTCTTTTAAAATAACTGTATATTCTTCTATACTCTTAATGTACCTTTACAACAAGAACCCAGACTTAACAGTTCTATCTCTATGTTATCTTAAAAAAAGCATGACTTTATTAAGCCTATTGACATTCTCTAAAAAATATAATAAACTTAATTTGCGAGATTAAAAATAAACATTTTTTAGAGAATGTTTCAATAAGTATAATAATTCTATATTAAGTTTTTTGAATTGAAGGTTACGCCAATAACCTTCTTTTTTTGTTCTCTAATTTAAAGCAATAAAAAAACCTTACTGGTACAACCAATAAAGTTACTAAATCTTATTTACATTATGCTCATTATGATGTATAATAAGCCTATAAATAGTCTTTCAGAAAAACTTGTTTGGTAGTACGAATACCATTTCGAGTTCCTATTTATTAGAACTGCAATTCTAATAATTGGATTTTGAAAGGCTTTATTTTTTTGTTAATTTCTTATGTCTCTTATTATAGTATATTTTTGTGGATAAGTCTACATTAATTTTCTTTTTTCTGTAAAGTTATCCACATTTAATATTTAACCTATACTTCCATCACTGTAAAAATAACTAAACATTCCACTTTCAAAATGTACCTTAAATTTATCATCATTTAACTTTTCTACTTTAGTAGGAATATCTTGTCTATTCCCACAACCACAACCATTTAAATAATTTATGAATAGTTTTATTACTAAATCCCTGTCTTCCTGCGATAATTTATTTAACCCTTTCATTTGTAGTATGTCAGTTCCATGAAGTTCTTTTACTTGCTCTGGTGTTCTTAATTTGTAGTCCATTAATCCAAGTTCTTCATATTTTTGATATATAGTCATACTATTTCACCTCAATAATTTTAACTTCTTTCAAATAATCTTTAATAGCATTTTCAGTTTCTTTTTTATAACAATCTTCAACCTTATCTTGAAGATATTCTAAGAATTTTTCAAGTTCTTGTTTTTCTTGATTAGTCATATTCTATATCTCCTTTATTAGTCTGGCATATTATTTAATACATCTGATATACTATTAGACATAGCATCATTATATAATTGTTCTTCTTTTAATAATTCTTTATTATTATCGTTTTGTGGTGCTGAAACAACAACATCTTTATTAAAAAATAACCATAACATTTTCCACTCTTGTATTATTCTTTCTAATGCATCATTTCGACTACTCAAATCAAATTTATTTTGATAATTATTAATTTCTTTCCATGTTGATTCTTCCAGATTGACACTAGATGATTTTTTCATATGTGTCCTCCTACTTAAACGTTTTTGTTGCTATAAGATATAGTCCTTTAGCTGTAATCATTTGAGCATCATTTATTACCTCATAATCATTAAAGTTTAATTTTAATGCTGTACCTCCTGCAATAACAACTTCAATTTCATTGAGATTTATTAAAAGACCTTCTATATCTTGTTCTATTTTCTCTGCTAAATTAGTATATCCTGTAGTTTTTAAATCATCATATTCATTAGAACTATCTATTTCATTTAATGATCTGTATACACCTTTTGCTTCAAGTTTTCTTTGTACATATTCTAATGCTGTTTTATTTCCTAGTTCAATAGTTTTACTATATTTATCTATAAATTTTAAATTCTTATCATAACAACATATTTCTGTAGTTCTAAATCCAATGGTTACCATACAAATAGTTCTATCTATGTTTTCTCTATTTTTTACATACCACATTAAAGCCGCATCAGCTTCACGATAAATATTTACATCTTTTATTGTAATTTTTTTAAAGCTTTTAGTTATCTTATCTTTAATTTCAATTTCTGTGTCCTTATAAGTTTTTTGTATTTCTAATAATACACTTTTCTTAAAAAGTTTCTTAGGAACTCCAATCATCAACTTTACATTATCACTCATGGCAACTTCATTTAAAGCAGTAAACATTAATTTCCTCATGGTTGGTGTTGTCTTATCATCTTTTAGATTTTGGACTGGATTATCACCTTCTTTTTCTGCTAATATTCCTGCAAAATAATCTTCACCATTCGTTTCAATATAAATCGGATTCTCATATTCAGCAAATTCTAATTCTCTTCCCATAGCAACTATAGATTTAAATAGAGTTTCTTTGTGCTCTCCTTTATATTCTGTATATGCCTTAATATATCCACGACCTCCATCAAATCCTATTAATTGTGTTTCTTCAGTTTTTAATTCATTTACGTTCATTTTTACAACCTCCAAGTTTAATATTAGTTAAGAATTACACTTATTAATGTAAATATACCACTTATTTATATTAAAATCAATACCTTAGTTTAAATTTAAATCAATTTTAAACCAATATTAAACTGCTAGTGTTATATATAATTGTTTATATATTGTAATACTATTTTATCTAATTCTTCTTTAATCCATTTATTTTTTTTAATAACTTCTTTTTGTTTTCTAGTTAATCTAATGCTATATACACTTATTTTTTTCTCTTTATTCTCATTTTCCCTTTTATCCATATATTACCACCCAATAATATTATAACATATCCTGTTTACATATGAATACTTACGTATACGTAAATTCGAAAAAAATAGGATAAGAATATTTCTACTCTTATCCTATATAATTGTTGACTTGATTTTAATATAATAGTATTCTTAATTTAAGATATTAGAGAGCCTTAATCTTTATATCTTATTATTAGAGATAGTTTATTAAAGCTATCTCTTTTATTTTAAAATTATATCTAATTTAGTATTAATTTTTTCAACAGTTTTACCTATCTCGTCAGTTTTCTTTTCAACTGTGCAAATTCTTGTATCATAAGATTCAACTAATTTTCTATTAGTTTCTGATATTTGTTGATTTGTAACATTAATAATTTCTAATTGCTTCATTATTCTATCATTACATTTTCTGCTTTCTTCTAATTGCTTTGAATTTTCTTTCACTAATTTAAAGTAATTATGTTGTAAAGTATCTTGTAGACTATCTTCATTTTCTACAGTATTATTTAATTTCTTTTGAAAATATGGTTTTAATAAGTCTACATATATCTTATATATTCCCCATCCAATACATAGTAATAAAAATACAGCTAGTCCGTTATTATTTATAAAATCTCCAATTGTCGCTAAATTCATTATAAACTCCTTCCAATAAAAAAAAGGTGGTCTGTTTAGACCACCTTAGTATAAATATTAATTAATTAATTTTTGTTGTTGTATATACTCAAAGTTCTTATTAGGAATTAAATTTATAAATGTATCATATGCACTAGAATCTAATATAATATGCTTTTCTATATTTTCTTCATTATAGTATAGAAAAGTTTGTCTTTTATCTAATTCTTGTTGCTTAGTAACTGTTTTTTCTTTTCCTGCTAATAATGCTCCAACACCTATTCCAATAATTAATCCACCTGTACTAAATATTAAAAATCCAATTATAGCACCTACTATTGATCCTAGAATTGCTTTAGAAATACTAATACCTCCACCTTCTATAACAGTTTGAATATTGTAATCTCCATTTCTAGTATAATATTTAATATCATTAATAGGTATAGTCTTATTTTGATTATTTTCAAATAAATTTAGACTTTCTTTTTCCTTCCAAGTGTATGCAGGAACTTTTTCATCTGACATTATAAAACAAGAGTTAGCATCTGGAGGAATATTATTTTCCTTCATATAGAAAAAGTTATCTCTTTCCTTTTCTTTTTGCTTTATTAAATCATATTTTTCAGCTTTTTGTTTAATAGTATATACAAATGCTATCACTATCAAAATACATATAAAAATTGCTAATAACATTTAAATCCCTCCATATAAAAACAATATCTGTTTACATTTATTATATTCCTAATATTCCATTAAAATCTATATATTTCTTTAATTTCTATAGTAAAAGATTTCTATATATTAATAAATAGTAACCTTTTACTATAGTTAGTATTACATTCCTGTAAGTGTTATCTTTAAAGAATCTAATATCTTAGTTCCATCTGCATGATCTGTTACAGTAAGGTATATATTAGTGACTGTAGTTACTGAAGCATTCTTTATACTTATAGAACTATTGCTCTTTCTTGTAACAACTATTTTCCCAGCACTTACAAGAGTTTGTGTAGCAGAATCGAAACTATAATCAATATAAAGTGTTGAATCTACAACTCCTGAAACTGTTTTAGCAGTAGTCAAAGTCGAAGTTACAAATTGTTTAATTGTAGTTCCTTGGCTAAATGCATAAGTATATGTAGGAACAACTTTAGTATTAACTGTTAAATTAACTAATGCACTTACATTTTTATAAGTAACTGTTATAGTTACAGAACCACTTGCAATTGTTGTTACTGCTCCATTAGAATCTACACTTGCTATATTAGAATCACTTGAAACAAAACTTAATACTGGTGAACTTACTGTACTTCCATTATCTGTACAAGTTGCGAAAATATTATAAGTATCTCCTACATTCAATGTCTTACTTGTTTCAGCTAATGAAATTGTATATACATGAGGTTTTTCAACTATATTTAAATTTAATGTTGTACTAACTCCATTAAATTCTCCTGTTATTGTTGCAGAACCTAAAGAAACACTTGAAACTAATCCATTAGAATTTACTGATACGATATTCGTATCTGAAGAACTCCATATAATTACTGGAGAATCTACATTAATATCATTATCCTTACATACTGCATTTAATTTAAGTGTATCTCCTAAATATAAATTATTTGAATTACCACTTAGATCAATTGTATAGACATGAATTACTGGTTTAGCATTAACAGTAACACTTAAAATCGTATTTACCCCTTCGTAAACGCAAGTAATATCAACATTTCCAACGTTTACGGCTGTTATTTCTCCTAAATTAGATACAGTTGCTATATTTGAATTACTAGAACTATATACGATATTCGGATTACTTACTATTACACCATCTTTCTTACAAGTAGCTGAAATATTATAAGTTCCATCTTGAATAATGTTAACGTTTGTATTATCTAATGTAATTTCATAATTATGTGGCTTAACTGTTAAACTTAATAATGCTGATATATTTTCATAAGTTGCAATTATATTACAAGTTCCCACATTTACCATTGAAATCAATCCATTATTATCTACGGTTGCTACATTAGTATTATCACTTATATATGTAAGAACTGGATTACTCACAATTTCATTGTCTTTCTTACATATTACATTTAATTGATAAGTTTCATCATTAAACTTAGTTATAGAACTTTCAGCTAATGAAATATCATATATATCCTCAATAACTTCTAAGTTTAATGTAACACTTGAATTATAATAATTTAAAGTAATTACACAATTACCTATTGTGCTTTGAGCAGTAACAAGACCATTTGTTGAAACTGTAGCTACATTTGGATTTGATGAACTATAAGTAATAACTGGTGCTGTATCTGCTACATTATTCTTAGTGCAAATTGCATTGATTTGATATGTTTTTCCCCTGTATAGGGATTCATTACTTGAACTTAAAGTAATAGCATATTTAGGTAGTGATAATCCTCCTGCAACTTCATTTATCATATCGTCATTTTCCGTACTAATACTATCAACCTTCATTACTACATATAATATACCTATGTCTGTTGTATGGTCTAATGATGTACATTTCCAAGCACCACCATTTATTATAAATCTTTGTCCAAGTGTTATCTTTTTTGAAATATCATTATATTGTGTTATAAAACTCCAAATTCCTTGTGCCTCGGTAATACCTTGAGAATCATATATTGTACCCAATTTATTTTTAGAAATATTAGTGCAAATTGAGGGCACTTGATATACAACATCATTTGATATAAATTTATTTAAATGGTTTATTTCTCTAATAGTTCCTAATGTATAACTACTATTATTTACTTTTTTAGTATCGAGAACTAACCATGTAACATCATTCATTTTAATATAATCACCTTGGTTTATTACAACATCTGTAATTATATTTTTTAAATCATAACCATCTTCATTAGTATCTTCACATTCAGTTAATAGAACTTTTGTTGTTGTACTATTATCATTTATAAAAGTTTCAATTCCTTGAAAATTAATCATATGTTGATACATAATATCTTTTCTACTAATCATATTAATTGTTCCTCCTACTACCACGCATAAAATTTAGTTTTCTTAGGTAATAAAGCAGCAATGTCTGGAGTTATTTCTAAAGGGTCTTTTTCATTGAAAGAAAAATCTTGACCATCACTAGAATAAGACTTTACTCCATTAATTCTTACTGTATCCATTTCTTTTACACGCATAGATAATCTTTTAACTGCAAGTGGATATAAACTTTGAATTGTTGTATCATCCAACCCTTCATTTTGTAGATATCTCCTTATTGCAAAACAAGCCATTAATATATATTCTTCTTCACTCATTATTGTGACACTCCTTTCTCGTAAAAAAATAGGGTGAGAAAAGGAATAATTCCCCGTCTCACCCTATAAATTATTTAAATTATTGTTCTACTCTCTTGATAATAATTGCTGAAGGTCTTAAAACTTTAGCATCAAATACAAGTCTTCCTTGTACTGCTGAAGCTCCAATATAATTACCAGAACCGTTAAGGTCTTGGATATGTACTGGAACGCTGAATTCTTCAACTCTTGTTGCGAAAGTTGGATGACCAGCTATTATTTCAGTAGTAACAGTTTTACCATCTTTTACTGTAGTATTAGCCTTCATTAAGTTGTTAGAATTATATATTGTTATTCCTGCAATAGAGCCAACAGCACCAGTTTCAACTAACTTTTGAGATAAATCCCCTTGTCTAATAAAGTTAGTAGTATCTTTTAATAAAAGACCATAAACAGCAGGTGAAACAATTGCATATCTTCCATCTTGTGGAACATTAGCTTCAGATAAAGCTGTTGCAATATCAACGAATTGTTCATATACTGTAGATTTTGTTAAAGCTGTTACTGTTGGTAAAACAGTACCCTGAGATTCTAATATTCCAACTGAATATTTATCAACTACAGAACCTAACGCATATCCTGCACTATCTAATCTATCAGCTACTAAACTATCTGGAACTGCACTTGCATCATAACCATCTATAACCTCATTCAATGCTTTGTCTTGAGTGATAGTTAAAGTTGTATATGAAGTAGAACCAGTAGTTCCTTTTAATCCGTTTGCTTTGTCATAGTCTGAAACAACTACTTCAGCATCTCTAGTTGGAATTTTAACTGCACCAGCTTTAGGATCACCCTCATAACTAGTGTTGAAAATAACATTTTCCCTAGTTACTAAACTTGCTCTTAATTTTGCTAATACTAAATCTGAATATCTTTCTTGTAATAAATGTGCCATATGTAAATTACCACCTTTTTAAAAATATAGTAGGCTTGTTTCTTTAACGTCTAAGTCAACCTTATAAAAAGACATAAAAAGACCAGTTTAAGAGATATATCATTTCACCCTTAAACTGGTCTTTTGAAAAATGTATTTAATTATTGTTGTGGTGCTAAACTTGGATTTTTAGCATAAAATGCTTGTTCAACTCCACTTATCATTTGTCCACTACCGTCCTTTGGTGGGACATAACTATTTGTCTTTAATTTTTCATTTACCTTTGAATCAATTGTTGTTGAAAACATATTAGTAAACTTTTCAATATTGCCATTAATAGCTTCTTCATTTCCATCACCCAATATATAATCAACTAATTCTAATGGAAGTCCTTTTTCATTTAATACTTTAGAGTATTTATTTGTTAAGTCTTTCATTTGAATTTGTTTTTCCATAGCTTCATACTTAGATTTCATTTCCTCATAAGCAATCTGCTCTGGTGTTTTTCCTTCATTAGAACGTTTCTTAATTTCTGCTTCTAATAATTGAGGGAATTTTTCTTTCATGAATTTTTCATCATGAGAATTAATTGCTTTTGAGATTGCTGAATCCATACTTGAAGTTGCATAACCTTTTATTTCAGCGTTATTTTCAAGTAAAGACTTATAATCATCAAGAGTTAATTTTGTTGCATCAAAAGATGATTGTGATAATCCTTCGACCCCTTTTAAAGTTTCTAATACATTATCATTTTCACCTAAAGATTCGATTAATTTTAATAGTTCTGATTTTATCATTGTAAATTTCTCCTTTCGACCCATATAGTTTTATTTCACCCCATATAGTTCTTTAAAATTTAATTTTAGATATAAAAAATAGGCTATAAGGTCAGCCTTTTATAACCACTTCCGAATACATATTTTATTTATATATTGAATTCCAGCCCCTACAATTTGAGTGTATTGCTCCGTCTGGTGCTTCATTAATATCATATATTTTATTATCTATTGACATACATTCTAAACAAATATGATTGTCCAAAATCTCATGCCTTTGTATTTTTTTAACTCCTTGTGCTTTAGCAATAGTTATAAAAGTATCATTTTCACTTCTATTTACTTCAGTTTCAGTAAGTCTTTTAAAATTATAAGCATCTGCATTGAATGTATTATCAATTTCACTTTTAATTGTATTTACATCAATTTCACCTTGAACAAATTTCTTAGTTTGACTATACAATTTCTTTGCTATTTCATTTTCATTATTTACAATCCTATTTGTAAAATGTTCACCTTTGAACTTCTTATCAACAATATCCTCAATATCTTTTGATTTTAAATCACCTTTGTAAAAATCATTGGTCTTTTTTACAGTATTAGTTAATATTAGTGTTATAACACCTTTACCTACATTAGATTGATCTTTTGATATTTTAGTTATAATATCCATAAATCTATTATTTAATTTTGATTTATCTGAAGAACTTAAAGACATTACATCATTAGATATTTGATAAGTTAACATTATAAGTGCAATAAATTTTAATAAATCATCTTTATTTTTCTTTTGCTCTTTATAAATGTTTTTTAATTGTTCATTAGCATCATCATAAAGAGATTGAATGAAATCTACTTCTTCTTTTTCTATATAATTATTCTTATCCATAAGCAATTACCTATTAACAACAATTATCTGTACATTTACTATTATTACAGTTATTGTTGTTATTCATTTTACTCATATATTTAGAATTAGTAGTATCAATATTATCTAATCCCATATCAGGAATTTCAGATTTCTTTTCTTCATCAATTCTCTCTTGTTCTACATCTGCATTATCAATTCTAGGTAGCCATGTTCGTTTAGTATAATTAGAAACAACATCTTGAGGAATCTTGCTAATCATATCAGCAACACTACTTTCATCAACTGGAATACAAGGTGTGAATATAATATCTATTAAATTTGCATCATATGCTTTAGATTTTGTTAAGAAAAGATACTTGCAAATACATTTTAAACGTGTTTTTATAATATTCTCCATCGCTTTTTCATTGTCTTTGCAACGTCCTTCTAATGAAA